CTTATGGATGCGGTTGAGTAACTCAACCTCCTTGGTAACTCCAACCTGTTTGGCAGGTGCTCCAGTGGGTGTCTGCGGTGCCTTGGTGGTAGCCTTGGACTTACTAGCCCGATAGTCATCATCCTGTCTGAGTCGCATGGCATCACGTTGGGCGGCCATGCCTCTACCTACTAACTTGTTATTGTTATCCTTGGTAGCCTTATCAGCGTCGCTTAGTGACTTGGTAGGTGTCGCTTGTAACTTGGTAGCAGTCGCGCCTAGTCCCTTAAGTATCGCACCCTTAAGAGCAGTGTATAACTCAGGGGTAGACGTGGACTCTGTTGTCTTACCATTGGGACTAATGAAGTCAGTCCACAACATACCATCAGCGATCATTGCATCAGTCGCTTTCTGCGATGCTATACGACCGCGACTCTCTGCGGCTATTGCCTTGGTTAGTAATGTTGATCCGTTGCTAGTGAATCGAGTAGGTACTGCTGTTGCTTCGTTTTTAATAAGTTTAGCCATAGTTGTTACTTAGTCTCTAGTAGTTATCAGAAGCATTATTGCTTAAGATGGGTCTATGATAACAAGTTATGGTATGTTTACAATAGATAGCTTACAAGGTTATACATATGTATAACAAAAGGCACGTTTAGCCATATTGATTAGGGTACCCGCCCCCCATGACCCCGCTGTGGTGAGACGGAGTCCCGCCTCTCTATATATTACTAATCTACACGAATTATTCGTTATTTTTTGAGTTTGGTACCCCACCCCCTCTTGAGGCCGTACCCCCCACCTTGTTTTTGAAACACCTTGTTAAAAAAATTTTGTACCTATAAACTCAAGGACATGGACGAAATAGATAGCGCAACATCTAAGGGACGCATAGGAGAATGCTTACTAACCTACTTGTTAGAAAAGTGCGGGGTAGAGTGCCACCATGTAGATCGTTCCGGTGTAGACCTGTGGTGTCAGTCGCGTAACAAGGATGTATTTACCGTGCAGGTAAAGTCCGCTAACGTAAGTTCTAGCAGACCTAAATACTCTTTTAATGTAGCCACAACTAAGACCGCAGACTTCTACGTGTTCGTGGCTTTAGACTTAGAACAAGTAATCGTAAAACCAGTATCAGAGGTAACAGCTAAAACAACCTTACGAATAGCAATAGGGGACTTTACTGAGGAAGAATCTAAGCGAGGACTAGACTTATTAAGCAATTTTAAAAAGGAAGACCATCTTCCATAGCAATAAGAAGAATCCCTGCTACGAAAATAACACAGAAAGAAATAAGAAACATAGAAAAGCAAATCACAAAAGTAACCTTAGTAGTTAGTACATCGTTGGAAGAGACCATATTATAGGCGTGTAGCCCCATAACAGGAAATGCATAGTACTGATTAAGGTCATACCACAAAAGGTATGGGTTGTTTGCTTGTACATACAAACTAATTATGGTACAAATGCACTTCCGGTGAATAACCTGCGACTACAATATGACGATTAAACTCGAACCTGAAGTTGGGGTTCCGCTTTTTGACGACGATCCTGCGGTGGACTTGACTGTTCGTGCGCAAGCAGCAAGAACTACAGCTTTAGAGTTGGCAGAACACGGGTTAGAATTGAAGCCTAACAAAGAAGATGAAGACGTAGCAGCTAAAATTGCTATAGCGTACGCTGACGACCCCGAAAAAACCTCTAAAAAAGCAACACCCAACCGACTAGCTACCCTAACACCTGCCTCTCTGGTGCTTACAGGTAACATATTGACCGAATTTGGTCAGTCGGTAGTGCAGTCAGCCGTCACAGTACGCCACCTAGTAACTAATAAGCTCATCTTAGAGACGGAAAATGCCGATCCACGCGTCCGTATCCGAGCGTTGGAGCTACTGGGTAAGATTTCAGACGTAGGACTGTTCGCGGAGAAGTCAGAAGTGACTGTTACACATCAGTCAACGGATGATTTGAAGGCAAAACTACGTACTAAGCTAGAGAAACTAGTAAATCCCACCTTATCAGTAGAGCAAGAGATCGTTTTAGATGGTGAAGTCATCAATTTAGACGAAGAATTGGGGATATCTACTAGTGAGTAACCTAGCTACCGACTTCACACAGGAAGAAATCCAGCATATGTTGGATAATATAGATGATTTCAGTGCGGATGAGGTGGTAGAGATAGAAAGACTGGTAGACGAGCTAGATATACGCCGTGTAAACAAGTTAGCGTACGATGATCTGATAGAATTTTGCAAACTTATGATGCCCGACTTCATTGTGGGTAAGCATCATCGCATATTAGCCGACCTTTTGATGGAAGTTGAGCGTGGAGACAAGGATAGAGCGTGCGTAAACATCCCTCCTAGGCATGGTAAGTCCCAATTAGTGTCTATTTTCTACCCAGCATGGTATTTAGGGCGTAATCCAGACAAGAAAGTGATGATGGTGTCGCACACAACCGACCTTGCAGTAGATTTTGGCCGTAAAGTACGTAATATTATCGCTAGTGAGGCTTATAGGAGCATATTTCCTACTGTAAAGTTAGCTAGTGACTCTAAATCAGCAGGTCGATGGAGTACTAGCGTAGGTGGAGAGTATTATGCGTGTGGTGTTGGCTCTGCATTGGCGGGTCGTGGTGCCCACTTACTGCTTGTAGATGACCCACATTCTGAGCAAGACGTGATTAATGGCAACTTTTCGGTGTTTGAGAAGGCATATGAGTGGTTTACATTCGGTGCTCGTACACGTCTTATGCCGGGGGGTAGTGTAGCTATCATCCAGACTAGATGGCATATGGACGACCTGACAGGGCGTGTGGTCAAGGATATGTCTCAGAACGAGCGATCTGACCAGTACGAGGTTATAGAATTCCCTGCGATACTACATGTTGATGACCCAGACACAGGCAAACCCATAGAGAAGCCCTTATGGCCTGAGTTCTTTGACCTTGAGGCATTACTTCGTACTAAAGCATCCATGCCTGTGTTCCAGTGGAACGCTCAATACCAGCAACAACCTACCGCAGAAGAAGCCGCACTAGTTAAAAGAGAGTGGTGGAACGAGTGGGAGAAGGAACGGCCTCCAAGTTGTGAGTATATAATTATGTCGTTGGACTCCGCAGCAGAAAAACACAACCGTGCTGACTTTACAGCCTTGACTACGTGGGGAGTATTTCTCAATGAGGACACTTCAGCGTATAATATAATATTACTTAACAGTATTAAAGAGCGTATGGAGTTCCACGAGCTAAAAGAAATGGCTATGGAGCAGTACACAGATTGGGAACCAGACGCTTTTATAGTAGAGAAAAAGAGTTCGGGGGTCGCGTTATATCAAGAAATGCGTAGAATGGGCTTACTTGTACAAGAATATACCCCCCACAGAGGTTCTGGTGATAAACTAGCGCGTTTAAACTCAGTATCTGATATCGTGCAGTCTGGACTATGTTGGGTTCCTCAGACACGATGGGCGGAAGAAGTAGTAGAAGAGATAGCTGGATTCCCCTTTATGAGTAACGATGACTTGGTGGATTCTACAGTTATGGCACTTATGAGGTTTAGACAAGGCGGCTTTATACGCTTACCTACAGACGAACCAGAAGATATTAAATACTTTAAACGACGCGGCAGCGGGTTTTATTAAGAGGTTAGATCATGGCAATCGAAAAAGGTTTGTACGCCGCCCCTGAAGGCGCAGAAGAAAAAGAATTAGATGGGGAGCTAGTTGATTCAGAACTCGCCATCGAGATAGTAAACCCTGAAATGGTAACCTTAGATGATGGTAGCGTAGAGATTACTATTATTCCGGGGGGTGGAGAGACTGACCTACTAGGGTTTAATGATAACCTAGCCGAAGCCTTGGATGAGGGCGTACTAAACGAGCTAGCAGGCGAGTTAATAGGTATGGTAGATGCCGACGTAGATAGCCGAAAAGAGTGGGCTGATACATACGTTAAAGGACTAGACATACTAGGATTTAAACAAGAAGCGAGAACTACTCCTTGGGAAGGCGCTTGTGGAGTTAACTCTACTGTTTTATCTGAAGCAGCTATTAGATTCCAAGCGGAGACAATGAGCGAGACGTTTCCCGCAGCAGGGCCAGTACGGGTAAAGATTCTAGGTAAAGAGAGTAAAGAGAAGCTAGAAGCCGCAGAACGTGTTAAGGCGGATATGAACTACCAACTTACTGAGACTATGGTTGAGTATCGCCCAGAACACGAGCGTATGCTATATAGCCTAGGACTCGCAGGATCAGCGTTTAAGAAGGTTTATTTTGACCCTACCTTGAACAGGCAAGTCGCCATCTATATTCCAGCAGAAGACGTTATCGTGCCTTATGGAGCGTCTAATATTGAGTCTGCGGAACGTGTAACTCATGTAATGCGGAAGACTAAAAATGAAGTACGAAAGTTACAAGCCGCAGGTTTTTACGTTGATGTAGACTTGGGTGATCCGTCTCCGTACCACACAGATATTGAAGAGAAGAAAGCCGAAGAAGGTGGCTACTCTATAACTGATGATGATCGTTATAGCATCTACGAAATACATGCTGACCTTATCATTGAGGGTGTAGATGAAGACGATGATGAACTAGCAAAACCTTACGTAGTTACTATAGAGAGAGGTAACGGTGAGATACTAGCCATACGCCGTAACTGGGAAGAAGAAGATGAGTTGATGTTAAAGCGTCAACACTTTGTACATTACGTATATGTCCCCGGATTTGGCTTCTACGGCCTTGGATTGATACACATTGTTGGTGGGTACGCTAGAGCCGGAACCTCGCTTATACGGCAACTGGTGGACGCTGGTACCCTGTCTAACCTTCCGGGGGGCTTAAAGTCTCGTGGGCTGCGTATTAAAGGTGATGACTCTCCGATTGAGCCGGGGGAGTGGAAGGATGTTGATGTACCATCAGGTAGTATCCGCGAAAATATTATGCCCCTTCCTTATAAGGAGCCAAGCCAGACTCTGCTCGCATTACTAAATCAGATTACCACTGAAGGTCGTCGTTTAGGTGCTATCGCAGATATGAACATTTCTGATATGTCTGCAAACGCGCCAGTAGGTACCACACTAGCTTTGCTAGAACGTACGCTTAAACCAATGGCTGCGGTACAAGCCCGCGTACATTACGCTATGAAGTTAGAGTTTAAGATGCTCAAAGCAATCATAGCTGAAGAAGCACCGATGGAGTACGAGTACCAGCCCAATAGAGGTGAAGTATCCGCACGACAGTCAGACTACGCTATGGTCGATGTAATCCCTGTAAGCGACCCTAATAGCTCTACAATGGCCCAGCGAGTAGTACAGTACCAAACAGTGCTACAGATGTCGCAACAGGCACCACAGATATATAACCTCCCTCAACTACATCGACAGATGATTGAGGTGCTTGGCGTTAAGAACGCTGACAAGCTAGTACCTACGGAAGATGATGTGAATCCTACAGACCCCGTAAGCGAGAACATGAACGCGTTAACTGGTACCCCCATAAAAGCGTTTCTTTACCAAGACCACGAAGCTCATATTGCGGCTCACCAAGCGTTTATGAAAGACCCCATGATTGCACAGTCTATCGGGCAGAACCCACAGGCACAGCAGATTATGGCAGCTCTCAATGCGCATATAGCAGAGCACCTAGGGTTTAGATATCGCTCTCAGATGGAAGAGAAGCTAGGTGTTACTTTACCTGCGCCTAACGAACCACTACCCGAAGATATTGAAGTACAGTTGGCGAGACTTGTAGCAGAGGGCGGCAAGCAGCTTACGGCTCAACACGAGCAAGAAGCAGCTCAGAAACAAGCTCAACAGAAGCAGCAAGACCCTGTTATGCAGCTACAACAAGCAGAACTACAGGTTAAGCAGCAAGAAGTACAACGCAAGACTCAGAAAGATCAAGCCGATATGCAGCTCAAACAAGCCGAGTTACAACGCAAGACTCAGAAAGATCAGGCTGACACGGCAGTAGACATGCAACAACTTGAGATAGATAAGCAAGAGTTGCAGATAGACGCCCAGAAAGCGGGTGCAAAACTAGCGGCTGATAGAAGAACCGCTAGCAATAAACTTGACCTTGATCTACTGAGAGAGGGCAAAAATAAACCCAAGGAGTAAGTATGAAAACCGTCTTAGACGTGCTTAAAAAAAGAATCGAGGATGATGTGTCCTCTGCAACAGAATTTCTAGGTAATGGAGGAGCTAAAGACTTCGCTCAGTACAAAGAAATAACAGGAATGCTACGAGGTCTCACCTCCTGTTTAAACCATGTAAATGACCTTTCGCGCAATTATTTGGATGATGATAATGACTAGTATAAGTGAAAAAGTACCAGAAGTTACGGAAGAAGAGTTAGACGCCCAACTACCAAAGCCAGTGGGATATAGGCTTTTAGTAGCTTTACCTGAAGTAGAAGATACTTACGGTGAAAGCGGCATCATTAAATCTAGTAAGGAAATGCATAACGACCACATTATGTCGATTATGGGACTTGTCTTAGATATGGGCGATGGCGCCTACTCTGACAAAGAACGCTTCCCTACTGGGCCTTGGTGTAAAACTGGCGACTATGTAATGTTCCGTATGAACACTGGAACGCGATTTAAAGTTGGTGGTGTTGAATACCGTCTTATGAACGACGATTCAATTGAAGCCACTGTAACCGACCCCCGTGGAATATCACGAGCGTAAGGAGTAATTAGTATGGGATTTCAACCAGTAGAGTACTCGTTCCCACACGAGAAAGATGATGACAAAGTGGAAATAGAAGGTTCTAGCGCCATAGAGATTGACTTATCAGGTAAAAGTAAACCTGAAAAAGAAAAGCCAGAACCAGAAGTAAATGAAAAAGAAGTAGACATTGAAGTTGTAGACGATACGCCAAAAGCTGATAGAAACCGCAAGGCTTCTGCGCCTCCAGAAGAGATTACTGATGAAGAGCTTGAAGACTATTCAGAAAAAGTACGTAAGCGTATACAGCACTTTAGTAAAGGCTACCACGATGAGAGACGCGCTAAAGAGCAAGCTCACCGAGAACGTCAAGAACTAGAAAACTACGCTAAAACTCTTGTCGATGAAAACAACAAACTGAAAGGTAGTGTAGAGAAGAATCAAACAGCCCTACTAGAGCAGGCTAAGAAGAACTCAGCTATAGAGATACTTGCTTCTAAACGCGCATATAAGCGAGCGTATGAAGCTGGAGACCCAGATAAACTACTAGATGCCCAAGAAAAACTAACAAACGCTAAGATAAAAGCGGATAAATTAGCAGATTTTAAGGCAGAACCTTTACAAGAGTCAGAAGTTCCTGTACAAATACCCCAACAGTCTCAAACTGTAGTCGATACCAAAGCGTCCGATTGGGCGTCAGAAAATACTTGGTTCGGTGATGACGATGAGATGACTGCATATGCTATGGGTGTACACAGTAAACTTGTTAAGCAAGGTGTGGACACCACGAGTGATGATTACTACGAGACTATAAACTCTCGTATGCGAAGTACCTTCCCCGAAGAATTTGGGGAAACTGAAGAGCCAGAGGCCAAGACGACTAAGAGACAGTCAAATGTGGTTGCCCCCGCTACGCGGAGCACAGCACCCAAAAAGGTGCGATTAACGCAAACACAGGTAGCTATCGCTAAAAAACTTGGAGTACCGCTTGAACTATACGCCCAAAAGGTTGCTGAAGAGATGAGGAAAATATAATGGCTACGAACAGACTTGATAGAGAACTTGAAACCCGCGAAAAAACAGTCCGTAAAACTGCTTGGACTAGGCCAGAGGTATTACCCTCTCCTGCCCCCCAGCAGGGCTATGCATTTCGTTGGATTCGTGTAACCACCCAAGGAAACGTAGACGCTACAAACGTCTCATCCAAGATACGTGAAGGTTGGGAGCCTGTTAAGGCATCAGATCACCCCGAAATTACGCTTGTTTCTATCGAAAACGAAAGATTCAAAGATAACGTAGTTATTGGTGGCCTGCTGCTTTGTAAAGCCCCTGATGAAATGGTTGTTCAACGCAATGATTATTACAATCAACAAAGTCAGGCGCAAATGAGTTCCGTTGAGAACAACCTTATGCGGGAGAACGATCCCCGTATGCCGCTATTTAATGAGCGGAAAACGCAAGTTACCTTTGGTAAAGGTAGCTAAAAATAAATTTATTTGGAGTAATCTAAAATGGCTAATATTGCCGCACCGTACGGGCTAAAGCCTGTAAAACGTGCTGATGGCCTGCCTTACGCAGGTGCTACTACCCAGTACTTGATTGATCCTGCCGGAGAAGCTACTAACATCTTCAACGGACAGGTTGTGTTTATCGGAGCTGATGGATACATCGCTATCGCTACTGGTACTGGCGCTAATTCTGGAAACCAAGCGTTCCCAGTTGCAAACAGCTTTACTGGCGCTTTAGGTGTGTTTACGGGTTGTGAGTATGTAAATGCTCAAGGTCAGTTGATCTTTGACCAACACTATCCTTCTGGTACTACTGGTGTTGTTAAGGCTTATGTTGTTGACGATCCAAACGTATTGTTTCAAGTTCAGATGGATGGCGCTATTGACCAGTCTGACATCGGAGCTAACACGTTCTTCGCCGCCGCTCAAAGCACTGCTACTGGCTCTACTGCTACTGGTAACTCTACAAGCGCAGTTGAATCCACTACTGTAACAACCACTGCGGCATTCAGAATTGTTTCTGCCGTTTCCCCTATTGCTGATTTGTTCCCTGATGTTCTTGTTAAGTTCAACGTCGGATACAACAGTTCAACTAACGCCGTAGGTCTATAAGGAGCTAACTAATGGCTATTTCAAGAGCGCAGTTATTAAAAGAGCTACTCCCCGGACTGAATGC